AACAGTTTTTGAAAGTTCTTTAAGATGATATAATCTTTTACTTGTTTTAGTATGAGTCTTACCTGAATGTAGTTCTCCATTTGGCATCTTGTGCATACCTCCTGTATGCAACGTACCGTCTTTGAAATAATGTGGAACTCCTTTTGCCATTATCTGTACCCTCCACCTTTTGCTTTATATTGCTTTGCCAACATCTGTGCTTTTCTTCCCGACCATTGACCCGGTTTACCACCTTTTCCACTTGCCTTGATTTTGTTGAATAAACCTTTACGCATTGTGGGCTTGGTGTAATTACCTGCAACATTTACTGTGCTTTTCTTTGCCATTAAACTGATTGTGGTTTTCTTGGTTCATAAGAACGATTATATCCTCTACCATGTACTTTACCACCATACATCATTTTCTTTTCTTTCTTAGCAGCCATACCACCATACATCATAGTTTTTTGTTTATTGTTTTCTATAAAAGTATTAGGTGCTTGTGTGTTCATAGCTTTACTTCTTTGAACACCCATAGTTGGAGAAGACATCATTCCTCCCATTTGTTTTTTATTTTTTTTAGCAGCAGTAATAATATCACCTCTGGTTATTTTATTAGGATCACCATACATTCCAGCAAGCTTAGTTTTTCCTCCGTCCTGCATCTTCTTCTTTTTCTTTTTTCCATAACTCATGCCATACATTTTTAGATCTCCTTGAAATATTTTTTATAAATTTTTCTTTTGCTTTCTCTAAACGTAAATCTAACTTTTTTAATTTACGTCTGTCTTCTTTTGAAATTACCAATAGAAGCTAACACTTCCACCGTTTACGAGCTTGTCTTAGTCTACTGTTAGGATCTTTAGCAGCTTTAGGAAACTTTTTCATTTGTCCTGCTGATCTTGCACAATAGCTCTTACGTCTTTTAGCAGCTTTTGATCCGGGTTTAACTTTACCAGTAACTGCTGTCTGTAACTTACTACCAGGATTTTGCCTTCTATACTTAGCAACACCTTTTTCAGTAAGACCAGCACCTGACTTAGTAGGACGTTTATGCCCTCCTTTAATAGTCATACCTTTCATGTTTGACGGTTTTCTTGCCACTATTGTTACCTTTTTTATTTATATTAAAAACCCCATTTAGTTACTAAGTAATTTTGAACTAATGCAGTTTTCGTTAGTAAATTTTTAAATACTGTACTGCTTGAATCTGTTTTTAATAATGCAATATTAGTATTAGCAATTTCTGCTACAGCTTTTAAAATGTATGACTGTTCGTATGAAACTTTTGATTCAAACCAACCTATAAGATTTTCTCTACATCCTTTAGTAACAACATTAACTTTGTGAGGATATATAATTGGAAAAATAACTACCTCACCTTTTTTAATTTGATACCCTACTTCTCCAGTTTCTGTTTGTAAAACAAACTCTCCACCTTCATAATCATCACTTAACCCAACAGTAAAACCATAATTATAAAACATATTATACACAGAAGAACGAAAAGAATCTACATGGTAATCATAAAAATCATCTTTAACATACTTATTATAAATCTGTGTTGTTACTCTTGTTGGAGCATATACTGTTTTTAAAATTCTTTTTGTAGTAAATAAATTTTCTAAATAACTATCTACTTCTCCAACAATAGGTGTTTCTTTATTTTGTTTAATATTGTAGATACTACTTAACTGTTGTGATTTTTTTCCATCTACAAAATCTTTTTTAGTTAAACTTTTTTTAAGATGTTCTACATCATCATTAGATAATATTTTATATATCATTATCTACCCCACAGTTTTTTCAAATATGTTTGAACTAACGTGGATTCAACAAAAGTATCTTTATCTTTATCTCTTAAATATACATTTACATCATATAAGTTTTTTAATATAAATGCTTGTTCGTATGATACATTAGAAGATAACCAACCTAGTATATTTTCTCTTGTACCTTTTGTAACTGGTGTAACTCCATGTGGATATATGATTGGAAATATTACTGCTTCACCAGCTTTTAATTGTTTTGCTACAGGTCCAACATCTGTATGTATTAAAAAGTTTCCACCTTCATAATCATCATTTAAATTAATACTAAAACCATAGTCAAAATAAACATTATTAGATTTTGGCATTGCTTTAAAGGCATCTACATGAATATTATAGTAATCACCTTTTTGATACTTATTATAAAAATTTACTGATACTCTATTAGGACAATAAACTGAATCTATGTAAGCATGATTATAAAAAATATCAATTAAGTATTTTCTTATATGCTCTGGTACAGAAGATGTTTGTTTGTTTTGTTTTACTTTGTAACTTTTATTTAAAGGTTGAGTTAAACTACCATCTTGATAAGCTAACTCTTTCATACCTTTACTACAATACTCGACATCTTCTTCATCAAGAAGCTTTATAAAAAACATATGTATCTCCATAATTTGAACTAAGCGAAAAGAGATGGGGAGTTTTTAAGGTACTCCCCAAAACCTTAATAAAATACTAAGTACCAGTTGATACTGTAGCAGACTCTACTGGGTTTCTAGAAATATCGACCATTGCGATATGTGCTCTAAATCTCCAAGCAGTAGTTTTTGATGAACCACCATCAATTACAAGTAGATCAATAGTATCAGCAGTAGTTACAAGAACAGGGTTACTGTCTTGAGCACCTGCAGCTGCTTGTAAAAATGGAGTTGCATATCCAGCAGCTTGATCTGAATCTGCTCCATCAATGAACATATCAACATCACCACCAGTAATACCCACATCAAAAGTGATCTGTTCATTACCAGAAGCTTCAAGGTTTTCAACACATCCACCAACAATCATTGTGTCAGCAGGTATGTCAAATAATTGAACTATGTCGCCTTGTTCTAAGTCTGTGTTGTCAACAGCATCATATACTGGTGATGTTAAAACATAAACTTTATTGGCACTAGCTGGATGTCCAACTGTACCACCCCCACTATGGGTTGCATTATATGTAGCCATAATATATACCCCCCTTAAGTATTAAGATCAGGAACACCAGACAATACGCCTGTAAATCCTGTACCAGAGCCACGAAGAACTTTACGTCCAAATACGTGAAGACCACGTACAATGTCAGCAAAGCTGTTAGGATCACGAACTACTTCTGTTTTAGCAATAGCTGAAGCAGTAGCAACTGCACTCATATGACCAAACAATACATTAGTTTCACCACTAGTTGATGAAGGTCCGAAGGTTGCTGTAGCATCAGAACCTGCACCACCTACTGCAATAGCGTTTGATTGATAAAGTGTAAATCCGTGTACTTTTCTTGAAGTAACATTACCATTCATAAGTGGGCTTGTTGCTTCACCAGTAACACTAGCATCCATCAATTTAGCATCAGCTTGTCTGAGGATTTCGTAGAATTGTGGAGGAGCCACAGCCCAACGATTTTCTTCAGGAACATCATTCTCATCAAGTAGACGAGCTGCTGTGCTAAGATAGTTTGCACACTCATTACCAGTATTGCATGATATAGCAGAACTAGCAGCACCTAAGTTAGATGTATCTGTAGTTGCGTTTGAGTTAATGTTACTTAGTACATTGTAGTCATATTGCTTTTTAAGAGCGTATGCACCAGAAGAAGTAGCGAGAGCCTCAAAATTTACATGAGACTGTCTTTCTTCAATGTCATCCACTTTAAAAGCAAAGTAGTTACCTTGATCTACAGTTAGAGAAATCTCTGCATCTGTAAGATCTTGTGAGTTAATAGAAGCACCACGTTGATAAGCAGAAACCGTAATTGTAGGTTCTTTAATTATCTTCACAGTGTCGCCAAAATTCTCAATTTCGCCTGAGTAATCGGTATTAGTGATTGCTTCTGCAACCGAAGCTCTTCGGAAATATTTGAGAACTTTTTGGCTATAAATCTGTGGTACGAAATTCCCATTAGCGAGATTATCGTAACCAGCAGCAGTAGTAAAAGCCATTTTACTCTCCATTAGTTATTGATTTGTTATACGACCCTCCCGACTAGCTTTGTCAATTTCTTTTTCAAGTTTATCAAATTCACTAGGCTTTAGCCGAGAAATTTCCGAAGCAGTCCAAATACGTTCATTCTTTCCTTCAGCTACTACTTTATCTTTTGTTGCGATAAATTCAGCAGCTTCAGCAGATTTTTTAGAACGTCTTGCTTGCTTCTTAACTAACCCTTTATCAGATTTATATAGATCAAGAACACGTATCGCCCATTTAGAATCGGTACTATTATTGAGAACACCATCAGCTATAGAACTAGGCTGGTCTTCTAACCATTCAAGAAACTCATCTGTATCTTTTATTTCAAAGAAATCAGAATGAGCAGTTAAGAGTTCCGTCCTAGCTTGCTCTTCAACCAATCTTTGCTCTTTTTCTTTAAGAGCATTAATCTCACTTTCAAGTTTTTGAGTTTGCTCTTGAGTGTGTTGAGAAGAGATTGTTTGCATTGCTTTATATACGTCAGGATATTCATCTTTAAAACTTTCTAGTTCCTCTGTAGTAGTACCTATGTTAGAAGCTATTTCGTTTTTAGTTAAAACAGCCGCTTTCTGTTCTTCTTTATATTTTTTAAACTCACCTATTTTTTCGTCATAATGTTTTTTCAAATCATCATAGCGTTTTTTATAGTTGTGTTTGGGTTTTGAATCTTTCTTAGACTCTACAAACGAAGTAGCCTTCGCTTCGGTGTTCGCTTCTTCTGTCTCTTCAGATTCAACCTCATCTATTAGATCATCTTTTGCAACAGTATTGCGATAAGAATTTTGATAAGGTTTACGTTCTTCTTGTTCTTCTTGTGTCTGATTATTGTTAGTCATCTTATACCTCCTTAGTGCCAAAGTGATAACTTTGGGTAGCATATTTGGTAGTTAAATAGCAGGGCCAGATTAATTCTAGGTGGCTGCTCTTATTGTGTATCTACACCTGTTTTAAAAACATTAGAAATAAATACTGATCTTCGTCCGACTTGCTCGGCCCAACGACTATCAAGTACCTCTTCTCCTGCTTTAGCATAGAAACCATTTTCTAAATATTCTAAAGTCTTTTTAAACTTCAATAAAGTTGGCGTACCAACATTGTACGCTAAGTTAATTAAAGCTCTTTGTCTTGCATCATTTAGATCACGCCACCATGATATAGCATTATCTAATTCATCTTCTATTTCATCTATATTATTTTGTGCTAAGTAGTATGCTTCTTCTCTTGTAATTCCATAATCATCTAAGTTTCTACCTAGACCTATTGTAGTTTTATCAGAAGTACATTTATAAGGTTTAAGTTCTAACCCTTCAAAGTCTTCTAGCTGTTTTAATAATATTTCGTAGTTCATTTTATTTATTTTAAAAGTGTACTTTTTATAGGAGCACCTATTTTTATATTGTCTCCTCTTTGACCTTCTGTTATTTTAATAACAGGAATACCACCAACTTTAGTAATATTGCTTCCTCCTACTTTTGTATAATCTTCTATTATACCACCCTTATTCATTGGTTTCTTTTTAGGTATAGGTATATCATCAACACCTTTTGTAATATTTAGAGACATAGTTATTAAATTACTAGCAGCTTTAATACCGTCTTCTCTTGCTACCTTGCCTACTTTATTTTTAAACCTTGTAGATAAGTCCATATCATTTACTTTATCTAAAAATTTTTCTAACTTTTCAGTTGTATCAGCCATTGTTAATTCCTTTTTTTGCTATCAATGGTTTACCTTTACGTATTTTATCATTTAATACTGACCAGTCTTGTCCTGCTTGTACTTTTAAAAGTTTACTAGGAGTAGGTTTAATAATAAATTTTTTTTGTTGTATAGGTTTTAAAGACTTTAACCTATTATCCATTTTGTAATCCTTTAAATACTGCGTGTGAATACATTTCACCTGCGTTATCTAACCAATTCTCACCTTCTTTAACTCTATTACTAACTTCTACTAGATGTTTAGGTACAAGATTTTCAATACCACTTTTAGTTTTCTTATTAAATCTTTCTGGTAATACTTTATATTCTTTTACTTGCATTACTTTCTCCTAAAGAATTTAGTTGCTGCTCGTACACCAAAACTGCTTGCTACGATTACACCTAAACTGTATTGATACCATTCAGGCATTTGTTCTAGTACAGTAAAACCATTTAATACGTGTAGTTCCATACCCGGAGTGAAGGCTAAAAGCAAGGGTATAGAAAATAAAATAACGAGATATTCATCTTTCCAGGAATTTCTAGCACCCTTTAATGCTTCAAGATCCCAGTCTATTTCGCCAGTAGCCTGACGTTCCATGATCTTAGCTTTTGCTTTAGCAGTAGCTACTTTAACTTCTGTATTAGCTTTAGCTTTTTCTAATCTACCTTGTAGAAAAGTTCCAGCTAAGTTTGCTATTGGACCTATTAAACCACCAATCATTTTTTCTTAGACACCATTGCATCTGCACCAAAGAACGCACCAATGATAGCAGCTAGAGAAATAAATAATACATCCATTGCTGGTATTTCTTTTGCACGTTCTGGAAATACAAATGAAGCTATAACTGTAGCAACCATTGTAAGTGTTGCAATGTATGCAATACGTCTACGATTTTGTTGCCATGCTAATTTATCTGGTACTTGTATATCGTCCATAGGTTACTCCACTAAATATTTTCTTCTCTAAGTTTAATTTTTATTTCTCTAGGAATATTTTTTAAACTTATATTATTTTTTTGTGCATATTCTCTTAAAGCTTTATCATACCTAGCTGTACCTTCTTGTCTTTTATTTACATTTTTAAAGAAATCTATAATACGATCATCAAAACCATAAAAATCTTTTATTTCCTTTTCTAGTTTTTCAGCATCTTCTTCTGAAAGTAAGTAATTAAATTTACTATCTGATAGAAAAGTTAATTGATTTTTATTTATAGACTTAGGATTTCTTCTAAAACTGGCTAATATTTTTTTTGCTTTAGTCTCATCTTTCTTTGGTGCTTTTAAAGATTGTTGTTTATTCTCTACAGGTTTTGTTTCTTCTTTAACTTCTTTTATTTCTTCTTCAACTTCTTTTGTTTCTGTAGTTTTATTTGCTTGTAACTTTTGCATTTCTTCTGCAAGAGTTTTTAATGTTAGGTTTTCTGTAGTAGTAGGTTCTTCATCTTTTTGTTTATTCATTTCTTCTTGGAGAGATGATAACATACTTTTTTCTGCATCTTTATCTATGGAAGGTTCTGGTACTTTTGGTTTTACTTCAGGAATACGTGTAAACTTTTTTGGAACAGTTCTATCTTCAAGTTGTTCTGAAGTAACATCTTGTCTTTCTTTTTCACTAACAACTGAAGCACCTGTAATTCTTTGTTGATTAAGTCTTGATATAGCATCTACAATAGATTCAGGAATTTTATCAAAGAAAGCTTTAGGTGGTTCTACAATTCTTCTTCCTCTTACTTGTTGTCCTAAAGTAAAATCTTTTTCACGTTTAAAACTTATACCTTGTTCTGGATCACGTTGAATACTGAAACGAGGTCCAGAGTCTTTAGCAGATATTTTTACTCCAGTACGTTCTGCAACACCTCTTACTTGTTTTACAAGCTCTTCATCTGACATAGTGTTAATATCTTTGCCAGCAGCAGCTAATTCATCTCTAGTTCTATCTATTATTCTTGACTTGTCCATAGTTGCAAGATCTGCTTCATCTGGCACATCAATATCACTCATTGCCCTTGCTCCTGTTGTTTTTGTTCTGTAGCTGCTTGAACAGCTTTCATTAACTGTTTACCACGATTATTCATTTTTTCTAATTTATCTAAACCTACATACTGTACTAAATCTTTAGGAATAATTATTTCATCATCACCTACGATAACATCTACAATTTCACCTTCACGATTTCCTAAATCAACACCATCTTGTTTAGCATCATTTAAAGCTGTCTCAATAGTTTTCTTTAAATCTCCAACACCTTCTGTAACTTTTACTAAACTATTTAAAACATAATCACCTTCACGTAATTGTGTTGCAACAGTATCAGGTGTAGCTCCATTAGCTTCTCTTGGTTGTTGTTGTTCTGGTGGTACTACAACTTCTCCTGGTATTGGTTGTTGTTGTGCTAATTCTTCTTCAGTTATTCCACCGCTTTGCATTTGTAATATACCCATAGAGTTTTGTTTTACAGGTCCACCTTTTTGCTGTCCTCTTTTAGAAAAGTATTTATAATCTTTTTGTGTGTTCTTACGTATTAAATCTAAATTTATTCTTTTAACATCTTCTATAGTAATTTCACGTGGGTTATCAATAGAATAATATTTACTTGGATTTGCAACATAAATACCCTCTGCAATATCTTCTAATGCTTCTTTAGGGGTCATAAGTTCATAGTCATTATTTAGTATAGCCTCTTCTGCAAAGTGCATCCTAGCAGCTTTATGGTCTATATGGTCTTGATACGTTGGTTGTGATTGTTCTTCTTCAATCTTTGGATTTATAGCTCGTTTTATATGATATGGAGTGGTACGAGTTCTAAATTGTTCATCAAGTGTTTTAGGGAAACCAAGTAAGCGGTCTAAACGTAAGTCTTCTTCTTGCACTAATTCATTATCTGGCGTTCCACCTTTTTGCATTTGTTTTACAGATCCACCTTGTTGTAAACTTCCTACAAGTTCTTGTATAGAATACATATCACCTTGTATTTTTACTTGTTCATCATCAAAAGGTGTTTTGTCAATGTTGCGTACCATAAACTTTTTAACTTGCATAGGTAAGTTTTCAGTAATTGTTCTTTCTAATTTCATATATGCTTGTCTATTGGAAGCATTGTTAAAATCTACTCTTGATATAGCACCTGCTGTATCTATTAAAAGAGAAACAAGTTCTGCTGGTCTAAGCATGAGCAACATCTTTCTTTGCTATGAAACGACAAATATGTTTTCCAACTGTAAACATTGTAGCACCTAAATATGTTTTTGATGGATAACCCATTTGATAAGCAATATGTTTGACAACTGGTTTAGCAATAATTTTTATAATGTTTGATACTGTGATGGATCTTTGCATCAGAGAAACTAAAGGCAAAGCCCATCTATGATAACCGTTAATTATATCAGGATCAACTTTTCTTAAATGTCTTCCAAACTCTTCATCAAGTTCAAAGATTTCTTTTTCTAATAAACCTTGACGATATAGTTCTGCACAAATAACTTTTGGACTTGCATCAACATCAATTTGAGGTGCTTCTTCTTTTTTTCCTTGCTGTCCATAAGAAGCAGCAAATTCTTGTGCTTGAGTATTTATAGCTGAAACTGTTGTACCTGTATTAACAATATCATTAATATCTGTTTCACCATAACCTGATTCAATTAAATCATCTATAGTTCCTCTACCTTCTTGTGCGTTAGTAAAAGAACCTGAGTTTATTCCTTGTGCTACTATATTACTTTCATCTAGTTGAGATATTCCTGCATTATAATGTGCCATGCTTGTAAAAGCACCATTACCACCTGTTGCATATAAACCATCTGAACCTGTTGTAGCACCACCTGCATAAGTTGGATCATTACTAAATAATTCACTTCCTACAATTCCTGCATTTGTAGCAGCAACTGTTGTTCTTGTTTGTGCTCTATCTGCTGCAAAAGGATCTGTTGTTGGGGTAGTAAAAGCTCTAAATTGTCCACCTGGACTGGTAGGTAAAGCTCCAGTTTGTGTGATAGGTGTTGGTATTCCGCTTGGTATTTCGCTAGGTGCTCCACCTGCTGAACTCATTCGTGGTAATACTCCGCTTGGCTGTGTAAATGAAGGAGCTGTAGGTACGTTAAGTGTGCCTTCTTTACTTGCACTTCTAACACTTTTTAGACCAGCAGAAGCTATAGCACCAGCAGCAAGAGGTGCTCCTCCTGTAACGGCAGCTAAACCAATACCTATTGCAGTTTTAGGACTTGCTAATCCTCTCATAAAAGTTTGAAAGATTCCCTTTTCACCTAAAAATTCTGTAAAGCGTGGATCATTAGGATCATATCCAACAAGCGTTTGTTGAAATGCTGGTGAAGATGCAAGAACTTGATCTCTGCTCATACCAGCTTTTGCTCCACCTGTAATAGCAGCATCTATATCTATAGGACCACTAGTAATATTTGGATCTATATTTGCTTGTATTTGATCTACTTGTTTTTTATCTTCTCGTATCTTTACTTCTTCTTGAGAAATAGGTTGAAATTGATTTAACTCTTCAATAGGTTGTTGTCCAGGCAAACCAATAGTAGGTGAATCTCCAGATCTTGTAGGAACAAAGCCGGGTGATATTTGTTGTCTAGGTGTAAGTTGACCTGCTTGTGTTGCAAATGGACCTAAAAAAGTTCCACCAGTTTGCATTTTCTTTGGCATGATATTTTTAAGAGACATTTTTCATCACTTCATTAATTGATTTCTTCAGGGTTTGGAGCTGTTGCAGCAAAGCCAGCTTCCCCTGCCATTGGCGTAGTGCCTGTTCCGATTGTTCCGTTGCCAGTACCTGTAGCATCCATTGGATCTGCTCCTGTAGGAACTGCTCCGTTGCCTTCCATGCTTCCTCGTTGTTCACCCACATCTGGGCTTTCAGGGCTGTTTGCTTGTTGATTAACATTAAGGCTCCTTAATATTTCAGCATAGATAGCAGCTTCTTCAGGATCATTAACTAATTCAGCCGGGTCCATGTCTTGTGAGATTGCAAGTTCTTTAATTAAATTTGGTATCTTAATAAATGGTGCAAGCATTGGATTGGAAATAGTTTGTAATAACATTGTCAATCGTTGACTACGTACTTCTTTCATCATAACAGAAACAGTACCTTTAGGTTTGATTTCTAAATCACCATCAAAGGTTTCTGCTTTTTCATTGAACTGCATATTCCATTGGAAAAAAGATTCTCCTAAAGGACGTAATAAATTATCATCAATGTTTTTAATTACTGTTTTAATACCAAGACCAGCAGATCCTAGCAACATTGATAAACCAGCAGCAGTTCTTCCTGTGCCAGTTACACCTGTTTGTCCATGTACGACAGAAGGAATACCTGTTTCCTCATCAGCAAGCTGTCTTGCTTTGTCATACATTTGCATATTTTCACCAGCCGTACTAGGAAACTTTAATCCATTAATAGCTGTACCTGTTACACCAGATTGTCTTCTAAATACTTTACCGGGATATATATCATAATTCTGTCCGGGTACTAATGATGCTTCATCTACATCAAATACTAAATTACCTGCGAGAGCTAAGTTATCAATAGCCATTCTCATATGACCATTCATTAACAACTGTGCATCTTCCATGTTCTCTGCAACACCAATACCAAATACTTGATAAGGATTTTTCTCATAAGGAAAAATATGGTATGGTATACGTGCTGGAACAAATGGATTTAATACTACACGTAATACTTCACTTCCACAAATCCAAGCATTAATTTGAACAGATCCTATTTCATCTGATCCATAAGGAATATTTACATTATATTCTCTTGCAGTCTTAGCATCTAATGTTCCCCAATATTCTAATACTTCATATCGGTTTTCATTATATGTTGGATCGTTCTCTGCATAAATTGTGTTTTCAAAATAGCGTTCTTCATAAGCAGAAGGTCTTTGAAGAATACGGTTGATTGCTGCAATATCAAATAATGGTAAATCTTTTAATGCACGAAACTGATCTCTATTCAATCTATGACGTTCAATAACATATTCACAATCATCTATATCTACAGCACTAGGGTCAGGATAAAAGTTCCAGCAAGATACATGAGAGATACGTGGAACCATTTTTTCATATGGTGCATATACACGTTCTCCATCTAGGTTCTCCCATTTATGTACTTTCTTAAAAAAGTTAAATGGACCTTTTGTTACACCAGTACCTAACAAGGCTTGTTCAAATAATGATCTACGAATTTCTTTTATTGCTGAAGTATCTAGCAACTGATCGTGAACAATCTTGTTAAGTCTCTTGGCTGCAATTTGTGCTGGCTTTAAATCTGGCTCACCAAATTTACTGAACCCTTTTTTAAGAGGAGCACCTTCTAGTTCTTTTTGTAATCCACCTAGTTCTAATGCACCTGCTTCTGTTGCTCCGGGTTCAAGTGTTCTTCCATCCCCCTCATAACCATAAGGATCGAGATCTTGACCACCTCCCATCTGTTTTGAAACAGCGTCAAGATGGACAGCTTCTTCTATTCCATCAGGATCAGGCGTAGGTTCAATGACTAACGGAAATTCACCCCTACCAAATAAAATATCAGAGATTTGTCCATAAGCTGCAAGGACTTTTACCTTTGTTATTTTAACAGTAACTTTAGATCTTTCTGATTCACGATATGTTTCTGATTCTGAAGATAGACCTCTGTAGTTTTCATAGGACTTTAACCAACGCTGTTCGTCAGATCTTCTTCCTTCTTCTGAAGCAACAAATTTTTGACGTATGTGTCCTGATAGTCCGGGTAACGCAGCACCGGGAACTACAGCAGCAACATCTTCTAAATCATCAGAATCTATAAATGACATAAAGTGCTAACCGTATATTCTGTCATCATCTGCAAGGGCATCAAAATTTGGCGACATATGTTTGCTACCTGCTTCTGTTGGAGCAACTAAAGTATTAGTAAAGTTTGCTTCATTGTCAGTTCCAGGAGCTATTTCTAATTTTTCTCTTGGTGCTGGTCCGTCAGGCACTTCATTCATATCACCTTGTTTAATACTTGAAGTATTAAATTCTTTTTGACCGTACATGGTAATCTCCTTAATATCCAAAGATAGGGTTAATAGGTTGTGGTTGCTTCTGTTGTGTATTCCATCCATTATACAAACGACTTGGACTTTCTACTTGCCTAGTCATACACATATATCGTAGTGCATCATAAGCATGGTCAGAAGCTTTGGTATCGACATCCTCACTATTTGTTTTGCTCAAAGGCAGGGATGTCATCTCTCTTACTAAATTAGTACATGAACTAAATATACGTAGCTTTGGTCCAGTTTCAGGATCTACTCGTAATCGTTTATGTATTTCTAGTTTTCCTCGTATTCTGTTTTTATCTGCTGGAATAAATCGACAACCACTTTTATTAATTAGTTCTGCTATCGTCATTCCACTTCCTGTTCTATTCCAACAGGCTCCATCAAGTACAGAGATTATTGGCATAGGATCTTGTGCTTCTAATTCTTTTATTCTTTGTCCTAGTTCATCACCGTTCTGTCGTTTGATATAAAGCTCTCTGTAGATCCATAGGTTATCATCATAGTCTAATGCTCCCCAAAGGACACAGGATGGACTTGTGAACCCATAATCTGCTGCCCTGACCCTGTGCCATCCTCTAGGCACTTCGAACGGATCAGAAACGTGTTGTAGGCGATTGAACTCAGTAAATGCAGCACCTTCGGCAATATCCCAATCACCATCTAATAATCTTTTCCTTTCAACTTCGGGTAATGATAAAAGCATCATCTCATATTCACCACTATGTAGCAAATACGGATTGTCAGTTAGTTTAGCTGGTATAAACTTTCTTGTGAATAATGGTTGACCAGCTTTAGTAGTATGTGTTGTAGGGTAGCGTAAAACTTTTGTTGTACTTATATCTGTAGCCCAGAAAGGTTTGTTCTGTGGTGCAGGATTAATATATGTTTTCTTCACCCAATCATGTCCGGGTCCACCGGGATTAGCTGTTGCTCTCATATATGTTGCAATATTAGGATTAGTTGTACGTAATCGAGAACGTAAATAATCCCATACATAAGGACTAGGATAATGTGTTATTTCATCAACACCAATCCATGTAAATGATTGACCTTGATACCTGCTAACATCTGTATCTCTATCCAGATACGAAAAAAGAGCAGTTGCTCCAGAAGGAAAGACCCATGTACTTTTCGCTTCTTTGAATACTGCTCCTTTAAATGCTACAGGATAAAATTCTTTACTTTTTTCTATTAGTTCTGTTAGCTCTGCTAATGTACGTCTTAGTAATAATGCTCTATGATCGCCTATGTGTGCAAATCGTAAGAGATCTGCTAGTAGTGCGTAGGATTTTCCTCCACCTGCTGCACCTCCGTACAAGACATCACTCTCTGGTGATGCTAAAAATTCTGTTTGTGGTCCAGGATTAGGCTTAAACGCTATTTGATTATTTGCTATTTCTTCTTTTAAGCGTTTAGGTGCAATCTGTACCAAATCATCTGTTAATACTTGTTTCTTCTTAACAGCAGACTGTAATTGTCCTAGCTTCTCAACTTTTTTTCTAGCTGTTCTAAGTTTATTGCGTAATTCTTGTGGACCCTGTGGTTTTCTACTACGGTTGTAAGAATGTTTAGGAGCATTGGGATCTTTCTTAGGTCTACCACGCTTCCTTTTAACTGGCTCTTCCGTCTGGGTCATATATCTGCCCTTCTTCGTGTTGTGTTTTTTGTGGTAATATTACAACAGCATGAAGATTATGAGATTCTACAGACACTTCTTGTTTCTTTGTTACTCCTGCTCTATCTAATATGTCTTGAGCAGCCTTGAAACGTAGTTCTGTTCTACCTAATGGCTCACCTTCGTCATGTGCAGCAGTCATTGAGTCAACAATTTGCTTTACAGCTCTAGGAGATGTTGCAGCAAACTCTAGTTTTGCCCTTTCAACTATCTCATCTCGCATAGTTGTTATAATCCATTCATAGGAATTAACACTATATCCAGCTTTTAGTGCAGATTGTTTACCGTTATTGAAAGTTTGAGGAGAATCTACATCAAAGTAATGCTTTATAAAAGCTTCTTGCTTATCTGTTAGTTTCTTTTTTTTAGTTAATGAGTTCATGTTAAATTTATATACCTATATTATACCACATTTTTAACAATTTGTCAAGTTATTTTAATTACCTACCGTTTATTCTTCCTATATAATTAAACAGAGTACCCGGTTCTTTTTGAACAAGACTTAGTTTATCTAATGGTGGGTAGTAATTACCTGATATAGAGATCCTTGTTTGATTGCTACAATTTCTTGCAGTCATGTGAGGAAGATACGTAGGGAATACAACAAGATCTCCTGTTTTTGGTACAACTTTGTGGAAATGTCTGTACTTATCAACTTGTAGTATTCCTATTAAATCACCACTGTCTTTTGGAAAATCAACCCAGTATACAAATGATAATCCGGGAGGTCCAGGATCTTGATGTGTATGAAAC